CATTTAATAACTCCTTTTGTTTAATTAAAGTGCCCTTACCTTCGTAATGAAGAGGCATCCCAAGTTCCCATGCAAGGTCTGATTCAATGGTTGCTCCTCTACTATCTTCCCATCCCTTCAACATATAGATAGCATCGCAATCCATCAAGAGCTTGATTCCTTCACGCATGAATTTATCCCATTCTGCTACTCCTGCATTCTCAAATCCTAGTTGAGTTGGATCCACAACATCATATCCTTGTTCTGTTAGAGCATCTCTAGCTTCCTTAAAATGTGTCTGAGTTTGCTCTTGGCTTCTCTTCGAGATAGGCCCACTAATATATATTCTACACGCACCCTTCATTGATTCAGGAAGTTTCATAGATCATTCTCCAATCTCTTGCCGATTTCCATCAACAGAGTATTTACCTCGTTCCATGATTTTCCCATGCTTTTAGCTAGAGCGTTCACATTGGCCTTGCCTGTTGGCTTGATATACTCAGGACACTCCACAAGCAGCCTCACAATCTCTGCCTGCTCGTCTGTGAGCTTCAACGGGATCTCACTCAAGATGATATCGGAGTCCATAGAGAGCGAGTGAGGGTCTTGGAGGCTAAGGACTTCCTCATTGTCTATGATGCTCACAGTCCCCCTTGTAAGTGGTAACCTTTTAGTGATCCTAGCTCCCTTGCTATTCTTCACATTCCATAGACACGTTTTGATATACTTATCAAACCCCTTTGATCCCCAAAACTCCTCGAACTTCATGTTCTCTTTCTTCTCATATCCCTTGATTGCTTCCATAGCTGCAATCCAGATATCCTGTGTGTTGTCCTGGTGTGAGGATATGGCATTATCACCTGAGATCCAATGACCTATTTTGTGAATGAGCCTACCATACTTGTCCTCAATCAATTCCATCTGTTCATCATTCATTTTCTGTTACCTTACAGTTTACAAGAGAGGGAAAGTCTAGGTCGTTAAGCATATACAGGGTGTGAATCACATCATACCCTAAAACAATCTGAGGATCAGACTCTAAATCCTTCCATAGTTTTTTCTCCTCACTCCACTCCTTCTTATCGAATGACCACTCCAAGGTCAATTGTACTTTTACTTGTTTCAAAAATCCTTACTCTTTTCTCTACTAAGTAGTTCTTGTCTTTTTCCATCCTTAGATTCTACCCAAACTCTACTTCCCTGTCTCTGGGCTCTATCAATAACATCCAGGGTTGTGATAGCTAACCTCACCACATCCACCTGATCCATGCCTAGTCTACCTTCAAGTAATTCCAGACGATTGATATCAGGTCTAGGCATCTCATTTATTCTTATCATGGTCTTTACATTCTGGGCATAACAGGTGAGGCCATCCATTCTCAGATGAATCAAACTGTTCTCTACATAAGGGACAATAGTATAATGCTCCTTTAGTTTTCATTCTTACTCCTCTTCTCCTGTTCCAAAAATATGATCATGATGAGCTTGCAGGTTCTCATCCTCCATGTCCCCGTACATCTCCATAACAAGAGTCTCTAAAAGGTCCATAAGGCTCCCTTCAGATTGGTCAAGTTCAACATCTGTTAGTTCTTCTATCATCTGTTTACGAAATTCAGAGTAATCGTCTTCCTCAACATTCTCCAAAGTTTGTTTAATTTTCTTCATCCTTCTCCCCCTATATCATATTCATGTTCATCGTCATCGCCATCGTCAATAAAATCCGCATAGTAGTTGTTAACTTTTTCTTCACTAAACTCGTTATACCAATTGGTTAGTTGTTCTCCTGCGTATTCAAAGATACTTTCCATATCTGCTTCCTCTAACCAACTCTCAACCATTTCTTTAATTTGATCGCGCTTATTCATTTTCATCATCAATCTCCCTAATTGTGTCTCCATCGAATGCAAACATTTCAAATTCATCTGAATGATAGAAAATAGGATCTATAAGTTTTGCAAGATCATTAGCCCAATGATCCAAAATCTCCTGAGAGGGCTCATCCAGATCAAACAAGTATTTGAGCTTCTGCGTCTGACCAACGGCATCGTTAAGAAGTTTATAAGCGTGATTCACCTTACTATCAATTATCTCCAACTCGATGTTGAGTTTCCCGTCTCGTCCTAAATCTTTAAAGTTTGACATAAGCTTTTCCTCCTTTCAGGATAACACTCTCTGCGTGATAAATTGCACATGCATTTTCTGAATACTCTTGAGTAACAAAGTGGTCATGCTTATAAGGATTATATGTAGCTTGTTGATTATGGCTGGCAAGGAAATCCGCACACTTTTCACATCCATGGCAACGGTTTATATAGGTTCCTCTAATGAATGCGTGAACGTTCTTCCTCTGCTCTCGCAACACCTTCTTACGACCAGCAGGCTGCACAGCAAACTTTACATCTTCTAGGTACGCCCTCTCATGATCGAAGACATGTCTCACTACTCTCCCATTCTTGCGAACAGAAAAGCAGCCTTTATGCAGGTTGCGATAGATCTCAACACTATCACCGTACTTTAGTTGTTGATTTTGGTACGTCATGCCCCTATTATAACATATGTGGAGGCTCAGGTCAAAGGAAAAGAGAGAGAATTTCCTAAATTAAAAGTTATCCTTTATGTACTCCTCGTTGATTTCTTTAATCCTTTTATCATTTTCCATCAACGTATTATGCCTTTTCATTCCGAGTAGCCCGTACCCAACAATATCCTGATAGGGATTCTCATCAAAAGCATTAGGATTATTGGCGATCCGAAACAGCTTATCAAGAATCCTAGCGATAGTGAGGAGATCATCATATTGCCCTGGCTTGATGCCGTGGGGAAACATTTGTCTAAGACACTCACCACTCCTGCCAAAAGAATCACCATAAGCAAGCTGCTTATCATTAACTAATTCTCCTACTTTAGAGCCAATCTCTGAAAACTTATTTAGTTGGTCCACTACAGTCTCACGGGAATAGGGTCACCAAGCTCTTTACAAATATCAGATAATTCCTGGTATATCTCTTTCATCTCTTTGCACGAATTCCTGTACTCACTCTCACTGGGAACGTGGGTGTATTTCTTACTGTGCGAGTCCTGCTTGCGCGTCAGCAAGTTCTCTAACTCTTCTCGTCTCTTCTGTATCTTTTGCATTTCTCTCTGTCCTGTCTATCATTTCATCAATTTCAATGTATGCATCTAACGCTCCCTTGGCATAATCTTCCAAAGGCTTTTCTGTATCGGTGACCGCATGGTTATTTAGTATATTCAACCACTCCTTCTTCTTCTCTTTAAGATGCTTCTTTAATTGTTTTATCATGTTTATCGTGCAAACGGATTATGCTGATTCCTGCTGTTCCTAAAAGCTTCAAACCATTCTTAACATACTTATGCTTATAAACTACTCTCTTAATTCCTGCTTGTATGATTAGTTTAGCACAATCAAAACAGGGTGCCAACGTGACATACAATGTAGCACCTTCTGAGCTATTGGTAGAGCGAGCCAATTTAGTAATAGCGTTACTCTCTGCATGGATAACCTCTGGTCTTGTATGCATTTCACCTACGGAATCTAAAACCTCACATTCATTCCTGAACCAAGGACCAGAAGGAGTTCCATTATATCCCTCAGAGATAATGTGAGTGCCTTTTACTATCAGGGCTCCCACTTTGGCTCTCTCTGCGTGAGAAAGTTTAGCCAACTCTTCGGCCATACGCAGGTAAGTTCTATCAAACCTGTCTTGTTTAGCGGGTGCCACCATAATATCTTACTGCGTGTCCTTCCTCAACCAATCTATCATTGATATTAGTTTCCACTTCTTCGTTCTCTTCTACAACTGTCTCTCGCTTGATAATAGTTCCCAGATAACGTCCATACTTCCCCTTCTTATCAGTTCTAAGAACGAAGTACGCTCCTCCAATATCGCGGGGGATACCTACAAACATTCCATCAACCCCCAGGAGTTCTTTAAGCCTCTTCTTAGCTGCCAACCCTCTCTTCTTTTCCTCCAGATCTCTTGTCCTGGCCTCAGGAGTGTCGATACCGTACAGTCGTACCCTAAGCTTGTGATGGATTTTAAATCCCAGGTCCACAGTTAAATCAACTGTGTCCCCATCAACAACCTTATCAATTGAACACACTTTATATTCATACATAGTTTATCACCTGATCTATTATAGTGGTACTCTCGACAGAACTCGAATCTGTAACCTACTGATTAGAAGTCAGTTGCTCTATCCAATTGAGCTACGAGAGCAATACACATAATTTGTGGGACAGTAAACAAAGCAAAGTGCATCATCGCTGATCCAACTGCTGCTCCCATACTAATTGTATCAACTTGCAACAACAAAATAAACCAAGCAACCTCAACCATAAGCCTGATAGGCATAACTCCTAAAGTAAAAGCGAACACTTTGTCTGGGCAGTTCCGTTGGGCGTACTCCCAACCAGCAACCCATGATAGGGTTATAAACAGTTGTGGAGGAATCCCAGCTAAGTACCCTAATCCAAGTTTGTTGTCTATCAGCATGAGCGGGAAGCAAAAAAGAAGCAAGCTAAGAGCAGTAATACCTATAATAGTTTTAATGTAATTTCTGAAATTCATTTTTGCTATGAGTGCTTTAGGGGGTTAATGCTGTAGCGGACTGCTTCATAACTAGTTGGTAGGACGAATGGGAGTCGAACCCATACTGGACAGATTTTAAGTCTGTTGCCTCTACCGATTGGGCTACCGTCCCATATATTTTAGCGAGCCTTCTCCAATTTCTAAAGACATAATTATACATGACTAGAGACAGACATAAATTACACCCAACATGACGCCAAAAGCTACTCCCCAAAATATCAACTGACCCAAATTTTCTTTTAATTCGTCCATCTGGCTCCGCAGCTAGGACTCGAACCTAGGACCCTTCGGTTAACAGCCGAATGCTCTACCAACTGAGCTACTGCGGAATGCTCCGTCACTCGCTATCTTCTTCTTCCACTTCATCCTCTAAGCCCAGCAACTTCTTCAAATCTACGATGCCAGTCTCCATCTCCTCCCTCTGTTTTGTAGCGCCTTCAAGCTGATTCTCCAAATTTTGGATA